TAATGTATAAAGTTAGTAACTTTAGGTGGGTGCCAAAACCCAACGCGGAAAACGTTGTACATGCTGCACTGCAACCGGCCATTCGATTTACTAAACAACAATGTCTTGATTTACCAGAAATGACTTATGTCACTCGAGACGTACCGCTTACTGCACAGCAGCAAAAATACTACGACTTAATGCGCAAAGAAATGTTAGTCCATGCAGGGGGCGAAGCCATTACCACAATCAATGCAGCGGCAAACTTGAATAAATTACTCCAGCTTTCTGGAGGCGCGGTGTATTCGGATACTGGTGAGATTGTTGAATTTGACGCCAGTAATCGGCTCAAGGTGCTGCGAGAAGTTATTGATGAGGCCAGCCATAAGGTCCTGATATTTGTGCCTTACAGACACGCTATTGATATTGTTTCAGAAGAGCTTAGGAAAGACTATACGGTAGACCTAATTCATGGTGGCATATCTGCTGGAAAACGAACCGAAATATTTGACAGATTTCAAACTAGTGAAAACCCTAAGATCCTTGTCATTCAACCACAAGCAGCTAGCCATGGGGTGACCCTTCATGCAGCCGATACGATTGTCTATTGGAGTCCAGTAATGTCTGTAGAAACATATCTACAAGCAAATGCTCGTGTACATCGTGCTGGCCAAAAGAATAAAACCACCGTATTTCATCTACAAGGTAGCCAGGTAGAGCGGAAACTATACCGCATGCTACAAGATAAGGTAGATGTCCATACCAGAATCACGGATCTATACGGGGAACTACTTAGTTAAAATCACTTGACAATGTTAACTAAAGGTGTAAAATAAAATTTTATCGAGGAGGATAAATATGACTGAAACAGTAGAAGTGACCACAGAAAAAGTTGTTGAGACCTATATCAAAGTACGCGATGCCATTGCTGCAATGGAACAACGCCACAAAGACGAGAAGCGTAACTTGGTAGAGCAATTAGAAGTTTTAGAACAGGAATTATTGGCTCGTGTAGAACAAGCAGGGGGTAATATTTCTGTTCCAAATGTAGGGAGGGTAGCCCGTCGTATTAGCCGCAATTTCTGGACTAACGATTGGGAGTCTTTCTACAAAGTTGTAAAGGAACACGACGCATTTCATTTGTTGCATCAACGTATTTCAAACAAAGCTATGCAAGAGTTTCTCAATGAGCATCCAAATCTTATGCCGGAAGGTTTAAATGTGGATAGCAGATACACAGTAACCGTAACACGAGCATCTTAATAAGGAGAAAACCATGAAGAAAATACTAGTAGGCTTTGCCGGTGTTTTATTTGCCGGAGTAGTTTATGCAAATTGCACAACAAGCACTGTAACAATGCCTAATGGCAAGATGATGTTTTGTACTACTTGTTGCTATGGCGGTAATTGCAATACAACTTGTTATTAATTTTTAAGGAGAAAACAATGAGTGAAATGACTCTATTTAAAGGTGGCATTCCAGCCCACCTCCGCAATGCGGATTTGGATGACGCAACAAAAGCGCTAATGGGCGCCAAGAAAGCGGCAAGTGGTACGGGTGGTAACAAGCGCATCTCTATCAAAGCCGGTGTATTCCGGATGATGGTTGATGGTAAAGAAGTTGCACAAAACGAAGAACGTGCAATGAATGTCATTATTGCAGCTGCAGCCCCTAAAGACTCCCGTACTTTTTACGCAAAGCAATTCGTAGAAGGTCAGGCAGTTACTGCACCAGATTGCTGGTCTAACGATGGTACTGCACCAGATGCAAAAGCAGAAAACCCACAGGCTAAACGCTGCCTTGACTGCCCACAGAACATAGCTGGTTCCGGTAACAACGGTAGCCGTGCTTGTAAATATAGTCGTCGCCTTGCAGTATTGCTTGAGAACGATCAAAAGGGCGAGATATTTCAGCTCACTATCCCTTCCAATTCTTTGTGGAATACTGACAACGGCAAATTAGGTCTTCGTCCTTACGCAGAGTTCTTGGGTGGCCATGGCTTGAACGTAACTCAAGTGGTTACTGAAATGCGTTTTGATACAGCCAGCTCGTCCCCTAAACTGCACTTCAAAGCAACCCGTCCTTTATCTGAGGAAGAGATTGTTTTAGTACAGTCCCGTAGCGGTTCTTCAGATGCACAACGTGCTGTTGGTGCGACCCCGGCTGAACTAGATGGTGCAAAGCTAGAAGCTCCTAAAGCTAAAGTTGAAGAGCCTGCTCCTGTAAAAGAGCCCACAAAACGGGAATCTAAACAGGCTGCGCCTAAAGATGTAAGCGCTATTCTTGACGACTGGGGTAAATAAGAAAGGGTTGGGGTGGTTTCCACCCCTTAAAAATTATGCACGGATATACAGTTTCTCTCGTGCGGGCCAACAAGGCAGCCCCTGGACACATGCTGGGGGTAAAGCTTGGTAGGGCTTGCATCAAAGCAGGTGTTTCGGTGGTGCAGGTAGCAGCAGATTTTGAAGTCTCACGGACCGCAGTTTATGCGTGGTTTTGCGGACGAAGCAGCCCTAACTGGCGTTTAGAAAACGCAATCGAGAAGTACATAAAAGAACTGGCGTAAGCCTATTACAACAAGCTGTTTTAAGAATGTGAGCGTATGACCTCAAGGAATCTCTTTCTCTCTACCGTGCTGGCTACAGAAGGCCTGTACTGTGTAGTAGGACTTAAAAAAGGGAACCCTAAGCAACAATTTGTAGGTACCATCGAGGAGGTAAACAGCCTAGTAGATAGTCTGGTTGAACAAGGATTTGACGCCTATTTTGGGTGTGCCAAGTACGAAACAGATGAAGGTAGAACTACAAAAAATGCTAAGTGGTTTAAGTCGTTTTGGTTGGATTTGGATTGTGGGGAAGGTAAAGAGTATGAAAATCAGGCAATAGCATTAAATGGTTTAAAGCAGTTCTGCGAAGCAACCGGGTTACCAAGACCAAGCATCATTAATTCGGGGCGGGGCATTCACGCCTATTGGCCACTTGAGGAAGTAATTTCCTACAACGATTGGAAGCCCACTGCCGAGGCACTTAAGAAGCTTTGCGCTATTAAAAAACTATACGCGGATGTTTCAGTAACTGCGGATGCGGCCCGTATTTTGCGGGTGCCGGAGACTTTGAATTTTAAGAATCCGACAGAGCCTTACAAAGTCGCAGTAATGCTGATGTCAAAAGCAGTTAAGTTTGGGGAATTTAAAGAAAAACTTGGTGTCGATTTGCTAACCGCAATGCCGGCTACTAAGAGACCATTGGACGAAGCAACAAGAGCATTGATGGGTAACCGCATTTCTAAGTTTGCCAACATCATGCTGAAAGGAGATAAAGGTTGTGCGCAGCTTAATTATATTTACACACACCAAGCCGACGTCTCAGAGCCATTGTGGTTCTCAGGACTTTCTATTGCTAAATTCTGTGATGATCGAGACACAGCTATACACCGTATTTCAGATCAACATCCCGACTACTCACCCACGGCTACAGAAGGTAAACTCGATCATATCAAGGGCCCGCACTCGTGCTCAGAGTTTGAATCCAAAAATCCTAACGGGTGCGAAGGATGCCCTCATAAAGGAAGAATTACTTCCCCAATTGTTTTGGGTTCCGAAATCGCCGCAGCAACTGCAGAGGATAATATCGTTAGTATTAAAAACGATACCCTTGGAACAAAAGTCACTGTCGAAATCCCAGAATATCCATTTCCATACTTCAGAGGAAAAAATGGAGGGGTCTACAAACGGGGCATATCTAATCCAGACAACGAAGAAGAATCAGAAGACGTACTTGTCTATGAGAATGATCTCTACGTAGTTAAGCGGCTTATAGACCCGGAACTAGGCGAAATGGTGTGGATGAAGCTGCATTTACCCAAGGACGGTATTCGGGAATTTTCTGTGCCGTTGACCAGTGTTTTAGCGAAGGATAAATTAAGAGAAGTTATAGCCGCAAAAGGCGTGGCAGCATTGAGCAAACAAATGGATGGGATCATGGCATATATAACACGATGGGTTAAAGAACTACAGAATATGGATAACGCAGAAAAGTCTCGGGCACAATTTGGCTGGACAAACGAAAACACATTCGTAATTGGAGACAGAGAAATTAAAACCGGCGAGGTTATATACAGCCCTCCTTCTTCCGCTACGATTAATTTAGTCCCCGCCTATGGCAAAAAAGGTACCTTAGAGAATTGGAAACGGGTTGCAAACTGGTACGCACGTCCTGGCATGGAGGCAAGAGCATTTAATTTATTTGCTGGGTTTGGTACCCCATTGCTACGCTTTACTAATCTAAAAGGCGTACAGATTCACCTAACCGACGATGGTTCGGGTACTGGAAAGACCACGATTGAGATGATGATTAATAGCATCTTTGGCCACCCAGATCAGAC